CTCGTGACCCTCTGGTTTGGTTCTCAGGTGCGTCTGCACCATACGGACCTTCTGACATACACGGCGGGGCATTCACTCTCTTGACTGAAACCAAAGTCAAATTCGACGGCTACGGGATAGCCGCATCGAAAGGTAGTGCAGGCACGACTAATTCACAGGGAGGCCACTCCATTGTGTTAGAGGCGGCTGGTTCCTACACTCTCAACGACCATTTCCCTGACCCTATGGAAGTCGGAGCATATCAGATTATTATTCAGCCAAATGTGTTCAAGCAACAATTCTCTGGTTATCACAGCAACCATTCAGACGCAGTGAAGGCCCCATCCGAATCTGGTACTAAGGTCACAGAATTGACAGGGCAACAGGTGAACACCGTGGTCGCCATCGCTCACGATGACGGGAGCAACACAAATGGTGCCTATACCTTGATTTTGGCAGAGGCAACCATGGCGGATGTCAGAGGTTGTGAAATTATGCTCAATGAAATTATGCTCGACCTTGAGCCTGATGCCTCCAGCCAATTCACAAACCTGCCTCCATTGGCCAACTACAACGCTCTTGGTGTAGAAGAGACTACATCACCTGCATTTAGCAGACGCACCTTGCCCTACCACCCCAACATGTTCATTCAGACTACACCCGGATTTACGCTCACAGTGCCGTGGTGGGCACAGTTGCACAAGGACGGAGCAACTGCATCAGCCGCTACACATTTCAGACATTTGGAGTGGCATACACCTGACCACTACTATCAGATGAACAGGGCTACCTTTGGCGCAGTAGGTGCTCAGATTACACTTGCTGGTTATCCTACATGCTACCCTGACATTTACGCAGAGCACTATCGTGTTCGCTCTTTGAACCCCAATGCTAAGGTCACAGCCTCATCTGCTGGAGGCAGTACAGTCAATGTGGATAATGCTGAACTGTTCCCAGTCAAAGCATACTACGGAGAGGTTTTGGAATACACAGATGCTAACGGGGAAAGGCAGACGGCTACCTACACAAACCGAACAGGAACATTGGCCCACGCTACTCTTGGGACGCCTACACAGTTCCAAGGTGTCACGGAAGTCACTCCTCTATTCTTTGACAACTTAACCAATGACACAATTATTCGTTTAAGCGGGCCTTATGACAACCGGAAGGCAGATGAAATTTTCACTAATTCGCTTGTCAGCATGACAACTCGGGTTATGCCACAAACCATGAATGGTACTCGTGATACAAACAGCCTACATCTTGCTGATGCGTATTTGTGTATGTGGCATCCGAACTTGGGCCGTCCTTTCACTTACTACTCCGATGACAACAGCAGAGGCTTTTACGACAAGAACGGAGCAACAGATACACCTGTTCTCAAGAAAGGACTCAACAATGTCCCTGAACACTTTGAAACAATTCACTACAATGATTTCTTCTATGCGGCCTCTAAAGGTCCGTTCACATTTGGAATGAGGTGGATTATACCGCCCGGTGCGGCAGGTACAGGTGGAACTGGTACCACTAAAAGTGGTGCTGACATGGATGGTGACGGTAATCTTTCGCATCAAGGAGGCACTATTGGTTCGGACAAATACAATTTCGCAGGCTATTGGCCGGGTGGTTCCAGAGGAGGAGCAGGCTCCAGTCGTTTAGATGGTTTCCTTGAAACACTCATTGGATGGGGTGGGAAGTTATTCGGAGTTGACTGTGTGAGTTTCCATGACAACACTGGTCTTGAAGAGCGAACATACGCACAGATGACGACAGCATCTGATAATGCCCGAAATACTTGCTTTGGCTATCGCTTTGCTTTGCGTCAACCGTACAATCGCCCACGCTGGTCGCCTTATGTCCGAGGCTACTTGGAAGTGGCTAACGCCAATGCTTTGCTTGGTTATTACCATGGACCATTCATCCAGCAAGATAACAAAGATGACGGTTGGGTAGGCGGCACTGATTATCCTGCAACTTACACGGGTGTTTTGGAACGACTTACTCAAATTAGTGCATTGCTCAATCAAGACCAATTGGGCCGCCAAGTCAGATACAGCGACGGACGCAGAATGACTCGTGCTTTTGGCTGTCCTGTTCGTACAATCCGCAACTCGTCCAGTGTACGAAGGATGTACGCAGGTGACAGGGCGGGCTTAGAAATTGCAGAGATTGCTCAAGCACACCGCTACTACATGGTTGACTGGTGGGGCAACACTCGTGGAGAAGATGTCCGTCGCTTCCCAGTGCGTGGCTTCGGTATTTCTCCTGCGTGGGACCCAGAAGATGCATACGAAGACGGCGGCAGTGGCAATCGACCAGAAGCGAATGGCCTCTTTGCCACCAGTACTGACCGACAGAGTGGCAATTCCAACACAGCCAATAACGATGTAGCGGCTATGGCTATCGTGGATTGGTTCAACCCAACGAACGCTATGCGAGTAGGTGACCGAGGGGATGGGCGTGGTGTACGGTGGCCTACACATTTCAACGAAAGCCTCCTCATGGATATTTCTGAAACCGTTGAGCCGACAGGGCTGGTGCTGTCTCAACCGACTGCTGAGCCTACCGTTGGTAAGGGCTTAGTTCGCCCGAGAAACGATGTATTGCAAGCCGGTGAAACAGACCGTGGTATCAGTGCACGCCTCGACCTCGCTGACGATGATGGGCTTCTCAAGCCGACTGCAATGGTCAATGAAACGACTGAATCAATCACCACGGACACCATGCTTGCAGAGCCTGTCGGCGGTGACGGTGTGCGGATTGGATTGGATGTTGACACACTCGGAGAACTCAACGACGGTGTGAGCCGTGAGTATGTGGTTATGTCGACAGAAGCGCACAGCCTACACAGCAACAGAGATGTTGGTCAGCGAACGACACTCAGAGGAGCCATGAATGTCGGCAATCGTACACTTGGTCACCTCGATATGACTGCACTGGACTGGACAGGGCAACCTGTAAAAGGCATCATCAAGGTGTCTGATGCACACTCATTCTGGGCTCTTGGTGGTACCTATGTTATGAATTGGAAGCGCAGAGCAGGTGCACTCGATGTGACTGGCTGGGGCGAGGCCGGAGCAACTTCTTCCTCCAATCCATACCAAGATAGTAATCACACTTCGGTGACTGAGAACATAAACCACGCTGACTCTGAAATTGAGTTTTTGGTTAGACCAGCCTTTGTTTTAGATAACTCACATGTACAGTTGTTCCGTTCTAACATGGCAGTAAAGTCAGGAGCACCTCAAGCAGGCGGTACATTTTACGCCGCCACAGCAGGTGGGAAGTATGGTATCTATACCAGCGATGCGGCCTCTGCTCGTACAGGTACACCAAGCAGTCCACCGTACGCACCTGTGTACAGTGTCAACCCTGCTAACAGTGCCGCAGTGAGCCAAGGACCTAAGATTCTCGGAGTCGATGTGTCTGGTTATGACAAGACTGACATCACGCAACCAGTAGCCCGTATCACAATGAGTGAGAACACACTGGAGCATTTCAGAAGCGATGCCGCAAGAAAGGAAGACTACTCTGTTGAGCCCCGTCACAGTCAAACATTACACCCAAAGGGCAGTAAAGGCGATACATCTTTTAATAGCGGTGACCACAGCACGGAGTGAGCAACATGGATGCCGACGCTTTGAACATGGCTTGGACGCTACTTAAAGCAAAGGAGGACGCTCCAAATTATCGTTGTCCAGCAGATAACCAAAACGAACGATGTGGCAACTGCCGACACTGGGTCGCTAAAGGAGAAGGCATGGGCAAGTGCAAGTTATTCGATTTTGAGTGCAACAGTAAGTGCACATGTGATGCATGGAGGGGTGAAGAATGAACCCTATGGACGAAGCGTGGGCTGTATTAAAAGCCGCTAAGAAAAAGAAAAGCAAACCGTTTCACGGGTACAATCCTAACAAGCACAACAAAAAGGGCGGACTGAACGCTAAAGGTCGTGCCGCCGCTAAGCGTAAAACAGGTGCTAATCTCAAGCCTCCTGTGACCAAAAAACCCAGCAAATTGAAGCCGGGTAGTAAGTCCGCCAAGCGAAGAAAATCATTCTGTGCTCGTATGACTGGTGTCAAAGGACCAACCAGTAAGAAGGGCAAGTTGACGCCCAAGGGAGCGTCATTAAAGAGGTGGAACTGTTGAACCCAATGGACGAAGCATGGAATTTGCTAAAAGAGGATGACGGAGATTTAGAAGAGGCGAAAGCAAAAATCATTGCTTGTTTGAAAAAGGAAGGTGGAGCGGCTTCTTTGGAGGATTGTTGTAAAGCCTGCAAACGCTCAAAGCCTGAGTGTAAGAAAATCATTGACAAGATGGGCAATGTAAAAATTTCACCTCATGGTGATGTTGTTCTCATGGATGGACTGTGATGAAAAGCAGACCTACGGTGGAATGACTGATGGCGCTTGGTAAGAATTTGTCAACTGGTCGTTCTGATGCGGCACAAAGTGCAATTATGAAGCGAGTTCGTAAGCCACGGTTTGTTGATAATGGCGTCAAGCACGGTGTGTACACCCAAACATCAGCAAAAAGACAGGTAGCGAAGCCTGTTCAATCAGATTTTGCACCTGCGCATGACCGTAGGTACACTTTGGTGGAGCAAGAAGACACAATTGAACTGGTGCACAAGAAAACAGACAGTCATCGCTACACCGGTTCGCTATTTCACTCGGACGACTCACTTAGCGCAGGAGATTCGCCTCCTGCACTGCTTGTAAATGCAGATAATGTCTCTCAGGCTCTTACAATGAGCCAAATTGAGTCTGCTACCAAGGGAACACGGTTTATTTTGCCTAATTTAAAGGGAAAATCGCTATCCGACCTTGGTTTTGATGGCACAGAGGTACAAATCACTCAGAAAGCAAGTATTGGGCTCCGTGCGAGCGACCTTGCCGCCCGAATAGGCGACAATCAGACCAGTTCACTCAACTCAGTCGAGATTGCCCGCTCTCGTGGTAGTGGAACCTTTGTTGCGAAGGATTTCAACGGTGTTGATGGGGTCACAGCCATGCGTTTCGTAAGCAGACATGACGGTCACCGCCTTGTTGGAGACAGGTTTGGCAATTTGTCTTATCAACATCAACTTCAAAGCAATAAAATGCATTATTTGACAGGGCAGATGGTCACGGATGGCAAAAGCAGTACGAAGAGTAAGAGTTTGCCTAACAGCGTGACTGTAAGAGGTAAAGTTCGGGCAAACAACGACGACAATACTGTGGTTGTGGGCGACCTCAATGCTCAAAAGAACGGTATCATAGAAGTACCCGGTGGCATATTCGCTCCCACTGCTGTTTCACGAGCAAGTGCCAAAGCAATCGGACAGCGTTTCTTATCCAGTGCCGCTAATGCAACTGGCTCAATCACACTGAACAAAGTTGTCAGGTCTTCTTCACTACAGCCTGCTGAAAAGGTACGCTACCAAGCGCACGGAGATGATGACATCTACCATGTGTTGCAGGCCCGACACCATCTGATTGAGAAGATGACTGATTTCAAGATAGGTTCGCTCGACAGTGGAATTGAAGACCTACTCCAGAGGTTCCAGCAAGGTGACATTGTGTCACTTGATGAGGTAGGAGATGAGCACAGTCGACAAATCGAAACAAAAGAGTTCTCAGCCAGCGCACGATTCAAGATTTCAACCAAATGGGACCTTGGGAATACGATTGTTGACTCCGCTGGCTTTTTGATTGGTCACGGTACCCGCAGTATTATCGGCGGCAACGCAAGTGAGGCTCAGGCCAAGCAAGTGGCTTTACTCAAGATTCAAAACCCTAAGCGTCAAGAAACAATCACAAGGAGAGGATGACATGCCATTGCTAACAGACGGAAACAGATTCTTGGTCGACCAATTAAATAGCCGAATCAATCAAGTCGTGTTTGGTTTCGATGGAACGGTTGCTACTTCCGAGGACGGTGGAGCAGGACGCCCTGCTTACACAGCCGTACCTACGACTCGTATCGTGGACGACCATACTATCTATGTCGAGGCCATCTTACCATTGTCTTCGACCTTCACATTGCCCCTGCGTGAGGTATGCATCCAATATCAAAACCCATCTGACGCTACTGACACAACAGTGTTGTTCAGGTACACATTCCAATCGGTCAGCAAGACCAGCAACAACGAACTCCGGTTCGCAACCATAATCGAGGTGAACTAAAATGAGTAATCCATTAGCAGGACATACGAGCGCAACAGGGTTTAGCAGTGCCACAGGCCTGCGTGACGGTGACGGATTGACAAGCCCCTCACTTACCAACCCATACGAGGCCCTACACGGCAACGGCATTCTCAGAGTGGCTGACGGCGGCTATGGTGGCACGAGGAACGCTACGGGCAGTGGAACAGAAGGCCATGTGGCTGTTGGCTCAGGTGGTGGACTCACAGTATCAGGAGGCTATGCTGTCCTCGACGGAATTGTGTATCAATTCGCAGGTGGTCCGGGTGCGACTTCCACGGCCACAACTATCGGTACGACCAGTAATCACTCCGGTAGTCTTCCTTCTCCTCATGGTTCGGTGGCAAAGAAAGCCTATTGTGTCATTTATGTGGCGGCCGACAGTGGCAAGGCGAACATCAAGTATGAGTTCGGTACCCTTGCCGACACGGCCAGTGAAACGCCTCAAGTTCCCAATACCTTCCTCAACCTACCGGGTCCAGATAACAGAAAGACAACTGTGTTAGCAATCCTCCTTTACGAGGTATCTGCTGGAGGTGCATTGACTGCCTCTCTTAACACGCCAACAGTGTACGATAAGCGTACTTTCATTCGTCCAAGTCCTTTGTACCTGCATCACATGACAAAGGGAGCGGCGGGCAATGTCACAGCATCCAACGCATTTGACGACAGTTCCGACATCGATGGTATCTATTCATCACCATCAGCAGGTGGGTTTGGTGCTTCGCCCTTCGGAGGTATGTGGCAGACACACAGCCCTGATGGACATTCGGTGCTTATGTACAGCGCCGTGCGTAGCATTGGTGGTAGTCCTGCCCGTGCCACATGGCGGTTGGCTCCAAATGAAGTCAAGGTTCTAACAACCAGTTCTAATCAATCAGTCACCATCACAGGACCGAACATTTGGATTATTACAACCGGAGCCGCAATCACACTCAATCCAACAGGTACATTCCCACACGGCCATACGGTTGAGGTGTATCATGCGGCTGGGTCACACAACTTGCACTTCGATTCAGGAACGCTCAATCAAAATGTGACCATCAACCAGTATGCTAAGTTCGTGTACACTGGTTCAGCGTGGGCTAAGTTGGACCTGCACACGGTGAGTTGATGGGCGCTCTTGTCGAATCTTTGATGCAGACCTGCGAGTGCTGTGGTACAACAGCCCTACCTTTGTCTGTTAGCGGACGGTACGCTAATGGTAAGCATGTGGTGTATCACGAATGCCCTCAGTGTGGCTATGTCCGCAAGCATGGTGGCTTTGGTCCTTTAGGGCAGAAGGAGTCGGCCAAGAAAGCGAAGAAGCGGTTGAAGGCCAAACGCTACGGGGCGCTGTCCCGCATGCTCATTTCTCAAGCCATGCGTGATGCATGACCAGACCGATGACCCAGCCGATGACAACCAATAATGCGAGTGGGAGTAGGACCTTGTCGGAGCGGTCCATGGTGGGCCGTATGAACCGGAAGATTTAATTTTTACACCGCGCTGTCCCTGCACATGGGTCTTTGGCTGTTTTTTATCTTGAGTTTTATCTGCGGATTTTTGTTCACTTGGTATGTCACAGATGACTTAGGCTCCGATGTTGTATTCTTCACTGACAGTGCTGAATTGCAAGAAATGTGTATGGACGGGTTGCGGAAGGGTCAGCAATGAACATTAGTGTCTATGAAGTCGGACCAAGAGATGGGTTGCAGGCTTTGGGCACTGTGGTCAGTACAAAAACCAAAAGGCTTCTGATAAAGGAACTGTACGCCTCTGGCATCACCGACATCGAAGAAGTTTCATTTGCTCACCCAAAGGTTCTGCCACAGATGGCTGACGCAGAGGCCGTGTACAACAAAGGCGCTGGACTTGTCATGAACAAGCGAGGCTTCCTTCGTGCACAGCAATCAGGCGTCGATAAAATCAACATCGTGTTCAGTCCATGTGAAACATTCAACATCCAAAACATGGGTAAGACTCGCTCAGAGATTGTTCTGATGTACAAGACATTCATGGACAAGGTACCCAAGGAGAAAGTACGAGTGTACCTTTCTATGGCATTTGGCTCGCCACACAGTGGTGAAGTTTCTTCATCAATGATGCGGCTGTGCTTACGGGACGCTAAGATGTTCGGGACAACTGTTGTATTTTCTGACACAGTAGGCTGTGGCACTCGTCAAGAAGTGGCGCTGTGGGCTGAAATGGCCCAAGATGAGGGTTTGACCCCTGCTCTTCACTTGCACCACAAGGGTGACGAAGCAAGTGCCCTGAGTCTTGTCAGAAGCGGCCTGATGAGTGGTATCAAGCAGTTCGACTCAAGCATCGGTGGTCTTGGCGGCTGTCCCTTTGCCAAGGGCAGTGGGGCTAACCTATCGACCGAAGCCTTGGTGCGCCATCTCAATGTATGGGGATTCAACTGCGGCATTAAGGAAGCCGACTTACGCCCTGCTCTGGATGTCGTGAAGGACATTCTCAAAGGTCAAGAGGATAATTTGATTAGACATTGAGGGCTACGCCTGTACATGGTCAGGCCACTTGATGTCGCTTGGTCAATCCTCAAGTCGGATTTTCATTTGGGATATAAACACGGCGGTCATTTCGCAAGAGCAGGCGAAGACATGACAGGATATGCTGGTCCGATGTATGAAAGACCTTTAATGCATGTCAGAGGAAGAGTCGCTAATTTCCCAGAATTGAGCGACCGTCCAGCGACCGAAGACGAAAAGAAACCGTTCAATACGAAATTGACTTTTCGGGCCGGGCCAAAGGACAGGCCTAATTTCCCTGCGCCCGAAGATGGTGTAGACGGAAGATACTACCGAGGAGGCTCAGTGCCACGATTGCGGGAGGATGGCTCTTATGTTGGTACGCATTTGTACCCAGAATTAGGCAAAATTTTTGAAGAAGACTTTGACAAGGGTGCTGAGAAAATAGCCAACATCGGTGCTCATGAAAATGTACACTCTCTTATCGAGGATGAAGTTGAACAATGGGCGAAACAGCAAAGCAACATCGAAGCATTGAAGCGAGAACAGAAAGAGAACATTGCACGATTGACCCAACAATATCCCCCTCAAGGGAAGTTCAGTGGACCAAGGATGCGATGGAATAGACCAAAGACCGCAACCGATGTGTTGGTAAGAGCAGGTGTAAATGTCGACCCTCATGGCTCAATCATACCTGAATTATTGACAGATTTGGATGTCGAACAAGCACAAAGTGCTTATCCTATCTTGCATTCAATGGCTCACGAATTCGGCGCTTACAGTCTGACACCTGACAGCAGTAGTCCAACTGGTTTCACGACTCCCGAACAAAGACTTGACGACATGGGCGACTCCATGTACCAAGGGGCTGAATTTTTCCACCCAGACCCTGAACTCAGAAGCGACATTTCAGAATTACATATGGCCGGACCATCGGAAGACCAAATACGCTACGAACAAATGCTCCAAGAGCAACAAGCGGCAGGAGATGTCAATCCTCAGACTTCCGTCCAATGATGTCATCGATGCGTAGGATGCTAATGCTGACCTCGCTTGCTGACTGAATAGCCTGCTTCACAAGTTCGTACGGTTCCCATACATTCGCCCCTTCCATTGAGATTGTACCGCCGTTGTAAATATCGGGGCCGTAATCAAAGTTGCCTTGCAGATGTTCGTTCCTCAACTCAAGGATGGTGTCCAGCGGGTCGTGACCTGCGTTCTGCGCAATGGTAGCAGGGATGCTCTCCAAGGCGTTGGCAAAGGCTTCGATAGCCATCTGTGCCCGACCGCCGATTTCAGCGGCACGGGAGCGCAGGTTGAGGGCGGCGTTCATGTAAGACGAGCCTCCTCCTCTGACGATGCGCTCGCTGTTGAAAGCAAGGCAGACCACGCCCAATGCGTCGTCGAAGCCTCGTTCCGTTTCGTCGAGTGTCTGGCGTGTGGCTCCTCGTAGGACCAAGGTAGTGACGGTGTTTTCTCCACCGTGGACATCCTCGATGCTGATGTATTGCATATCACCCATGGTGAATTGAAGCACCTTGCCTGCTGGGTCAGCACCATTCAAGTCTTCGACTGAGTGGGCCACTGTCGTGCCGAGGAGGATAGCCATGGCCTCCATGTCGCTCGGAGGGACTCGCTGAGCAACACTGATGTTGTTCTTGGAAAGCAGGGCCGCTACCAGTTCGTTGACTGAATCACGGCAGAAGACAACTCCACCTTTCGGTAGTAGGTTGGCGATTTTTTCCACCTTCTCTTGCCAGATGTCCTTGTTAGCATATTCTTGATACGACTTGTAGTCACCAACATTTGACACATTGACTTGTACGCTGTCTTCTTTCTTGGAAAGTCCAGAGTTAATGAGGACTACCTGTGGTGTAGGCTCGTTCTTCATGCTTGACATCATGAAAGTCTGATTCAAGATTTTGCCAGAGAAACAGTACGAATCTTCCAGTGAGCCGCCCGGTTGACACACGACGCTGATGCGCTTGATGTCGCCCTTGGCACGATTGACTGCCTCAACGCAGAGGGCACTGACTTGCTCCTCGTTGCTCTCCAGTGCTTTGCCTGTAATAGCGGTCCTTGCCACTTCTCGTAGGTACGGCTCGATGTCTTCGACGGTGATACCATTGATGTGTTCCACTGCCCACTTGGCGGCTTGACGATACCCTTTGCAGACTACATTAGGATGCAATCCTTTGTTGAACAGTTCTTGTGTATTGGCCAGCAGTTCGCCAGCCAGAATTGTCGTAGTCGTAGTGCCATCGTAGCACATGGTTTCTTGCGTGTTTGCGGCTTCAACAATCATCTTCGCACCGGGGTGGGTGATGTCAAGTTGTTGTAGGATTGTAGCGCCATCGTTTGTCACGATGACATTGCCACCCCCGTCAACCATCATTTTGTCCATCCCCGCTGGTCCAAGCGTTGACCGAACTGTGTCGGCAATCGCTTTAGCGGCTCTGATGTTTAGGCTCTGTGCTGTTTGTTTTTTCTCGGTCATGTGTATTCCTCTCTTACCATTGTATGTCGAATTCTTTGACGACGCCCGTCTTTCTGCAACGGGCCTTGACAAATCCTTCTTTGTTCCCATGCTCCCATAATTCGTATGCGAGTTGAGCGTCCTTGAGGCAGTAGTCTGCCACCTTGCCATAGTTGCCTTTGCGCCACTCCAATGGAGCGTCGTGGCTTTTCATCGTCTTCCCTTTACCAAGGGTGTGCAGACATGCGTCTGCCAACGGAATTGTCGACCCTGTGGCCGACCGTAATTTTGCAGAAGTATCGATGATACAATCCCCTGCCTTGCCGAGAATATCGCCCGCTGACCAGCAGTCAAGGCTATCTCTGAGAATAGGTAAATCGAAGCCCACGATGTTGTGACCAATCACCTTGCCACCCTTGGCTATGTGTGCTTCTATGTCCTTGCCAAGTATTTCTGAGTGTAGGGGTTTTACCTTGACGCCTTTGTCAAGGAATTCCTTTGCTTGTGACTTGTTGCAGTACACGGTACCATCAGTACCGTCCCATGTAGCAACCACGGTAGGCTCAAAAAGATGGGTGTTGCCCCAGCCGCCTATCTCGTGTGAGAAGTTCTTTGTTTCGATGTCAATAGATAAGATTCCCGTCATACCAGCGGCCTCCCGACAATTGCAAAGACTTCGTTCACGACTTTTGAACATGGCGGACAAATATACTTGGGCCGACCCTTGTAGTCGGTACCGCACTGTGAGAAATTCTCACCGTGACCGGGGTCACCGCATACCATGCACTCACTCATTCGGGATTCCTCCCTTGAGGTGCTCCTTGCGTAGGCGTACATACTTCTTGACTTTGTGACTGGTTTCTTCAAACAACTTGGCACCGAAATCATTGTACCGCTTGTTGATTGAATTGTTGCTACTGAGGTTCTGGTTCTTACCGTATGAAGTGTACAGTTCTGTCTTCCTGACCCAGCCCTCTCCACGGGCATCGTCGAAGTCAACACGCTGACAGGCGAAGTAGCCCTTCTTCCATCCGATTTCCATGTTCTTGGCTTCTTTGACACCCATTCCGACCTTCACTTCTGCTTCCAGCCAGTGGATGAGGTTGTGATACAGGTCGTACAGGATTTCCTTAGCCATGTCAATGTGGTCGCCACGGACAACCCATGTACCCTCAATCATAGCGAAGTGGTGAGCGATGATGTTGGTGTAATTTTGAAGTCCCATGATAAACGACGCACAGACGCCTTGCTTGTGGGGGTCCATTTGCTCGACCAAGTGGTAGTACTCGTCAATCGCACTGATGAGTGCAGGTACATACGAATCGTCGATTGTGAACATCTCGTCTATGACCTCCATAGCCCATGCTTCCTGACTGTCGTCGTCAGCCTCTTCCCACTGCAAGGGCGTGATGCCTACCAAGTCACAGACTCTTCTGCGAAGGCTTAGTTGAAGTTCGTTAAAGAACTTGATAATCTCATTGTAAGACACAGAGTGCTTTGTTCTTCTGTGAACACTTGCCGCCAGTTCGTGAGCGACTTCACGCTTCATCTCGATGGTCCAGTCACGCCAATAGAGCAGTACTCTTTGAAAGATACCCTTGTCCAGTACATGCTCTCTGATTCCCTTCGGAGGGAATGTTGTAATCCAGAGTGACACTTCGGATTTGATGTTGATTGTACCATCACGCAAGTGCTTAGTCAGTACATTTCGACCGGTACCGGCGGCGTTTAGGGCTGTCTGTAAGAACAGAACTGTTCCCTCAGAGTGCTGGTTTGGTTTGAGTAAGATGCTACCTTCGTCGAAGTTCATGCATTTTCGTCCTGCCAGAACGCCGGGTCTTTGAACAGGGGGCTCATCGGAGTTCTCCTGTACGAATGACCCCACAAGAGCCGCATCTGTACCAGTACTGTAATCCACAGCCTCTATGCCAATGTCACGACAGACACGCTGTACGATTTCAAATGCTACCGATTTACCTGTCCGTGTGTCCTGAATCCAGAAGACGCTGACTCTGCTATCGATGTTGCTCCCGCCGATTGGGATTCGGACAAAGGGCAGGGAAACCTGCCCGAGGATGTAAAAGAATGACAGCATGCCGGGAATTTCGTTGTTTTTACTTACCTCTCTAAAGTGACTGAGGTAGCCCTTTAAAATCGGGTATCGTTGCACTGCTTCGTACTTGTCTGCGTTGTGGTCCATCATTTCATTCTCTCCGTTTCTGATATGTTTTCTCGACACGCACGGCTTCTTCCGATGTAAGAACATCGATGAGCCTTTGGCGCAATACGGGTCCCATACCTTTGACCCGTTTCAGTGATTCGATATAAACCATCTCCTCAATACTGCCACATTTGTCGATTAACTTACTGACTAAATCGGGACCAAAGCCCGGAATTGCGAGCAACATGTCCTGCCGTACATCGTTAGTGGACACTCTTGTGACCGCCCTTGCACCATGCCTACTGGCTGGCTTATGCAACTTTTGATGTAATTTGACAAGGAACATTGCGGCTTCCACATGGTCCTTGGCTTTGTAAATATGACAATCGAAATCAGCCATGATGCGGGCAAAAGTACCCATCAATTCGTTGGTGACTCGTGAGTATGAAGTCTTCTTACCTCGTGCCTGTGCCATCTTGATGTACTTGGCAATGTCACCATGGACAACCAAAAACACACGCCCACAATTGGCGTCGAGGTTGTCGAGTTGACGCCACAAGTGACCGCTATGGCTGGATTGGAAGAAGTCGTTGAGGCTTTTACACTCAACATGTCCGTCACCTGCTTTGTAATCTCCCATCCCTTGTAGGAATTGAGATTTGACCAAGATACCCTCCTTACGGGCCATGCGTTCCACTGCTTCGTACAGAGGGCCTCGTTCGTTGCTATCGACAATTAGGGGTGGTGTACTCATTTTTTATCCTCCAGATGTTTGTGCGAAACACAGTAATTCTTGTCTTCAAGGGCCCATTGTTTGCACCTTTTTTTACTTGAATTGGTACCTTTGCATCTGAACTCATCTGGAGCACCTGCTTCCCGACAGGTGTAGCACATGGGTTTTTTTCTCCTTTTCCCTTGTGTACTCGGGTTGATTTTCCTTCCACAAAATCTGCACCAATTAACTGCCATTTTCAACACTTCCTGTTTTGTCCCAATACCTGCATTTACCAAGGCACAAACCCTTGCCCCACAGCATCTTGCATGTTTGAGGATAATCCTTAGTGACAATGGTATCAACCTGATACCGTGTGACACCTTCGTCTTGGTCAGCCCATTGAAGTCGCATAATGTAGTCGACGATTTCTTCACCGTGTGACCGGAGGTCCGCATTTGAGAAATGCTCGATGGAGAGGAAGTTGCGCTTACGCTTGGCCAGATACTTGACCAACTGAACACGGGCATCATGGCTGGGGTTGCCTCCAACTTGACAGGCCGCTTGATTCAGACAAGGGAGTATGATAACATCGTTCATTTTGACAGTAGGTAAATCGAGCGCCTCGGACTGAGGATTGAAGATTTCAACCTTGTCTGCAACCTTACGGATTTCAAGAGCGATACCGTTTGTACCGTACTCAATGTAGCCGCTCTTGTGGGCTTTTGCTTGCTGTACGATGTGTAAGTACCCCTTCTCCAAGTCTTCTGTTGAAAGAGGGATGCTCCAGAAACCCCGCTTGGCGTTAAACGAGTTGGGAATTCTAATTAAGCCACTCGTATCAAATGGCACAGCAGGGTCACAGCAGTACAAGTCAAATTCCTTAACCCAGTCGTTGACTTGCCGCATACCTGCTTCTTTGATTGCAGACAGTTGTGAACCCGTTGAGGGCGTGAGTGTCTCTGCCAAGGCTATCCATACATGGTAGCCTCCGCCGCTGAACCATACACCGTGCCTGATGTTCTTATCAACCAAATGACGGTGAAGTTTGATGGCCTGTGCCAACGGCTCTTCCGGCTCGACCAAACCACGATTCCTATCTCGGAAATCTATGGCATCGAAGTCCAGCACAAAGTGGCGGATGATAGGGGTGTACAGATTTACTCTGCGGTGATGTGGGGCCTGTGTGGCCCGGTACCCATAGACGGTAGTGTAGGCGTTTGACACGCCATTCTTACCACGCCAGTACCTCTCAAAGTCACTCTTGCTGTTCACAAGTTTCCTGAACCCTCTTCCTTTCTCGGTGCTGAGTTCAAGGACTTCACGAGGGTAATCAAGTTTCAGCCTCATTTACCCAGTCCTCCAAAAAAGCATCAATGTTTGTGAGTATGGTCCGAAGAGCCGCACCCTTGGGGGTAAGTAGCGAGTAATCCAAAGTTATCTCAACCTCTTCATCAAAGGTCTTGATGTTCACCACTCCTGTGTCAAGGTGGCTCCACCCCACGACCGACGGACGGTCGTACTTCGATTTAATCCAGAAACAAATTGCCTCTGTCACATAGGGTAGCAACATCATTCTTGGGCCTCCTCCCGTTTTCTTTGTTTCTCAAGGCGAGTTGGTGGCATCTTCCAATACTTATCACCATCATCCTGCCAAGCAGGACACTCTGCTATGAAATCACACCAAGCGCACTTTCCGGGGCTTGGGTCGGGTTTGAAATTGTTCGTGAAGTATGCCTCCAGAAGATTGTTGAGTTGGTTTCGTAGTGAGGTCAGGTAGCGACGGTTCACTTTCTCGTAGGTCACATCGTTCTGTGTACCATGCTCATCAGGTCGTTCCCCTGCTGGGTAAAACCAGCCCCAATGGGTCACATCTTTCAGTGGGTGTTCTGCCTTCTGCAAGAGGTCCATGTAAAAGGCCATCTCAGTACGCATACCTCGTATCTTGAAGTTGGTAGGTTTCCACTTACCAGTCTTCAATTCCATCAAGGCGACTTTCCCTTCCTCTGTTTCATAGCCTCTGTCAATGCTACCCGCAAAGTGAATAGGTACTGTGATGTTTTCGCCATTGAACTCAAAAACCACATCTTGGTACGCATGTACCTCTAATTCGTTGATGATGGGTAGGAACCTGTCAGGGTCTGCTTCAAGACGCACGAGTTCCCACTCTATGCGTTGGCGCAGAATTGGTTCTTCACCCAGTGTGTATGGTTCGTCTGGCTGTGGTAGGCAGGCCATGAGTGCTTCCATTGCACCTTCACGGTCTTTCTTTTTGACTTGCTCGTATGCCTTTCTATACACTGGTTTGACATGCAAATAGAAGTGTTCCATTGCATCGTGAACATTCGTACCACGAGTCATGGCATCTGTCTGTGGAGACTTCCGTCCGTCGATGCGCTTGTACTCGTACTGCTTAGGACAGTAAGAAAAATCAGAGGTAAGGCTCGATTTCGTGACACGAAGCATCTTCTCGTGCCCTTGGTACCACTTGTAGGTGGACTTAGCGTAGGCGGACCAATCACGACTCAAAGTAATCCCTCATCGAACTCTGCGGTGGTTCCTTGTCTTCCCGCATGGTCACTAAGAGAATAGCACAGTAGCCCATGAGGTCTTTGATGACATCTTCGTCAGAGCCAATGTCCTTGTCGCCCTGAATCAGGCGGCTAATCTTATCATCCATGCGTATGCGAATCAAATCACCGGGCTCAGCAGAGCCCTTGTAAAAGACTCGGGACGGCTTGAAGATACTGTCACCGTATGCTTGGTTTTTCTTGACGACCATACGCTTAACCTCATCGAACACATCAATGATTTTCTGCGAGGTCTGCTTGTTTTTCATGAAGCCTATTGGGTCGTAGTTATCCTGATTTGTACACGGATAGTATCTCGTACCCTTACGCTCACCTTTTTTACTTATCAAACCATTTTCACAAAGGTGCTGTAATCGCAGGCCTATGTACTGCTTGTTTCTATCTTGCAGTGGTTTGTTCTGTTTAATCAAACCGCCACGACTTAGTCCGGGGTTTTTCTCAACGGCTTTCACAATTTCATCATCAATGTTTCGCATATTAGGCACCTAACTTATTCTGGTATTTAACCCTACCAGTAGGTTTTGGGGCGAGGCATACCGCTCGCATAGTCTGTTGACCACTTCATGGCCTTGAACATAGGTTTGATTTTCTCAACGACTAACTTCTGAACCATCTTATCGTGGTCGAGAGTAAAGCCATCAAGGTCTTCTGTTTCGTGATAGGCTACAATGTCATCAATGTGCCTACCTTGAGGGTCCGATTTTGCATAGACCCATTTGACGCTGTCACCCTTCTTGAATATGGGGTGAGTGAATTGGTCAGAGAGGTGCAGGTTGTAGTACCGTGCACCCTTTACACCGGGGACACCTACGCTATCAGCGTACTCCCACAGGTCCTTTTGAATACGAGTGACGCCAGAAACCTCCGGTATGTCAATGTCACCTGATTTGATTCGCAGAGATATTTCCCTCACATGAGTGACTACTTCGTTCTCATCAGCACCCTTACAAAGCATGTTCAGCACATCCTTTTCAAGCGTCCTCGACACAGGAGACAGGGTACTGATTTTGCCCCAGCGTGCTGACTTGGCCTTACCTTCGTCCTCTGGAGGCCATGAGCAAATACCATAGTACAGGTTCTTACCACCAGTGACCCAGTAGGGCATGAACGCTTCAAATTCAACAATAAAGTGACTTGCTTGGTGTTCTCTTTGAACCGTCTGTGTCAGATGCTCAGCAAGTGCTGGCACCTCGTCGAATGGGATTTGTACGAAGGCTGAGTCGGTGTGACCGTACAGTGCATTGTAGCCCTGCTTCTCAGATTCTTCCATGAGAAATTTGACTGCCTCACGACCACAGGCCGTGATAGCAGAGGCGATGTCGGGGGCCGCCCATCCCCAGTAAGTACTTGCGCACATACCATATAGTGACGCCATACACCTTTTTACTGCGAGTTGCATAGTGTTCCAGCCAGACCTTTCGATAGGGTCAGCGGCCGTCTTCATGTTGCCTTTGTATTCGTCACGGAGTTTGACCAACTCGGTGACAATCCTTGGCAACAGGGCAGGCTTACCTTGTCGCCAACAGGTACCGTCAGGTAGTTCCCGTACATCGTCTTCAAAGCGTAGTTCTCTGTCAACACGGGACTCCCAACTGAGATTATGAGATTGAATAATTGAGGGGTAAAGTTGCTTGTAATCCACCACGGCGACATTTTGGTATCGACCGGGGGTAGGAGCAGGAATGTGGCCGCCGGGGTAGTCTTCCGGCTCGATGTCCATGTTGGTAGGTGCTTTGGTGTCTGTACGACGACCAATAAGCCCCCTTGCAAATCTGGTGACATTGTGAGTTGAATCGAAGGCTACGCCACATACTCGTTGGAGAGCGAAGAAAAAGGCAAGTATGTGGTTGTTTTCATCCATACGCTTGAGCAATGCTACATCTCGCATACAATAGTCGACGAACTCATCGAATCGTTCGTACCAGCCAGTGAATACGGACATTTCCAACTTACCACCGTAGTCCAACAGGTCTGGCCCTGTGATAAAGTCCAATTTCCGACTGGCCAACTGGGGCTTACCACTGTCCTTCCACACCCGCTCAAAGCCTGTACCGCTCTCAAGTGAGGCGGCTGTATCAAAACACAGACGACCAGCGATTGGTTGCATTGTAGGCTTCTTGTAGCCATTTTCATCAGGTTTCATCACCCTCCCGATAGGGCTGAGGCGACGATAAGCATCTTTCCCAAGCACCTTTCGGTCGCTCAAACGAGCGATGATATGAGGCAGGTCTGCCCACATAAGAGCGTGCGCAACAATGACATCGGGGTTGCACTCTTCAAGATAATCAAGGAACTTGGTGTAAATGGCTTTCTCTGAATTGCACAGTACTCTGCGGTATGTGACATCAGATACCTGACCCTTACTGTTTTCCCAGTCCATAGAGCGGGTCGTTTCAACCGACTCCCATTCCCTGAGTTGTTCGGCTGATTCTTCTGACCAGCAGAAGGCCACATGCTCTCCGCTTTGACTGTCGGCTATCCCTATCACGGTGGTGAACTTATCCTTTGGGTCCCACTCAAGGTCGATGTGCCATACTCTCGGCTTCCAATCAGGCATCTGTGTCCAACTGTCTATGAGGTAGCGGTCAGACAATTTCATGTCTGCTTCCCAAGTATCAACTTGTTTTCTCATGCCCCAAATATCCTTGTGGCGGTACGGTAAGACCTTCACGAGTTCTTCCTTGTTCCGCCCAGTGGCCTTTTGATTCCAATCAATACGAGCACCGGGGTACGCTGACACCATGCTGACTAACTTGTTTCTGTCAGACGCATTGGCCCAGAAGTACGGCTCGAAATCAGTCACATGTTTCTCTATGAGAGAGCCATCCTTGTCACGCCAGCGACAGTAAAGTACATCACGAGACTCGTAATGGGGAATGTAAGCATCAACAATCATCGACCTCACGCTCCTCCCTTGCACATGTCTTACAGTGTAGTACACCTTCCATTTTCGGACGGTGCTTGAGTGGTCGTTTGCATTTTACATGAGATACCGCTTCCCAACAGGCCTCACACCAGTCTCCGTCGACCAGTTCCGATTGCCCAAAGGGTTCACTGCATCCCACGCAAATAGACATCACTCTTCCTCCAATTCGTTTTGGAGAGTGTACACTACATCTGCTCCACAGTCGGAACAGACAAGCGTAGCAATCATACCTTCGACGCCCATGTAGCCATAGTCTTCTAAGTCGTAGTCACATTGCCAAATCAACTTGCCACCACAAAGCCAACAAACATCTCGCCTCATGCTTCCACCTCTTGGTCGAACACAAGTAGGAGATATGAGCCGTCTTGGTCACGGATGACTAATGGGGCTGATTCTCCCATGTGGAACTGTACGACTGTATCGGGAACAGTAGTGAGGAGTTCGGGGAGCCAGTGTGCGAAGTTAGATTCGTATGATTCCTTAGACCCACTCACGGCCTCGACTTCTGCTGTTGCAAACATCTTGCCCTTGTTCGTGTTCTTGGCCATGAGGGCCAACTCGTTGTCACGAGGACGATACACCACTTTGCAACTCAAGCCACTACCAACAATCTTGTCGGCCTTGCTGAGCCCATACAGGTCAACACCACTGATGTTGCCTGATGCTTCAAGAGAAGCAGGGCCAAAGGAAGTCCACATTGAACCCTCTGCCTTAGCGATGACCTTCTCAATCAGAGGTACTTGTTCTTCGGATGCAACGAATGACGATGTCGGTAGTTCCAAGGAGGACTTACCGGCACGGACCTGCAAGGCCCTACCCCGTCCAGACTGGCTGACTGTGACATCAGAAGCAGACGCTGTTCCGAGGTAGGTCATCAGTCGAGTCAGGTCAGTGATGAATATCTTCCCAGCATCACTTTCCTGTACTTCGACAGACCGCTTCAAGTAATGAGTGAGAGCACCCACTGCAACAGTGATGGTGCCGTCACCCACTCTTATCGCAAGATTGTCGGTTCCCTTGGTGAATGAACCCAAGAATGACGACAATGCCTTACGGCTGATTGTGAAGGAGGCCACTCAATCACCTCAGAGTGTTTTGTCCCGCAACTCTGCGAGGCCCATCCATGTTGCCGGTAGGCCCTTCTTGGTCACAAAGAACACACGCTCTTGACCTTGAAGGTCAGGGTTGGTCTTGCACTTGACAAAGTCAGCCACATATCGTGTCTCACCAGTCTCCTTGCCATCTTCGTTGCGAATCTTTTGGTCCTTGCACCAGATGATTTGAGTCAGGTCGTTGTTAGCGTTCTTCTCCCACACGAACTTCCAGCCATCGTGACTGTACTCTTTGTCATCAGACTTGATGTGGGTTTCCCAAAACACATCGACACCTGCGAAGTTCAATTGGCGGCAGAGCGCCGTCAACTGCTTGAAACGAGTGGTACGAATGTTCCAGTTCCAACCAATGTCTTGGTTCAACTTGGAGGCGGCCGCTTCAATGGCATCCTTCGCATCCATCTCAAGGTCGTAAATCTTCATGTTGTTGATACAGACTTGGTCGTATTGGTCAACAGCAGTGACCAGTAGTGTGGTCAGTCGAGGTCCGTCGTAGTCGGGAGCCTGTTGCTTCCGTGCTTGCTCAAGTGCGAACTTGCACAGATTCATTGTGCGCTGGTGAGTCTTAGGGTAGTTGAAAGCAACACGGTCATGTGCCTGTGTTTCCCACGGGTTCCAGATGCGAATCTTGTCATCGCTGTCAGGGTAGTGAGCGTGCTTGCAATCAAGTGCACCGCCGTCAAAGTCAATGCACCACATCATGTCGTTTGGACCTGAGTTGTGCATGAATGAGTCCATGGAGATGCCTGTCTTACCACGCCCACTGTGACCGACGATACCACAGAATGTGGTCGAAGGCTTGACTCTGTTGACAGAGGTCTGTGCGGCCAGTTCTTTGGCGAGGTCAGGGAAGTTGGTGGCAGGTTCGGCTGGCTCAGATGTTGTCCGCTCAATGTGTTCCACAAGGCTTTCTCCCTGTCGACCTCGTGCTTGGTTTGTCACAGATGCTTCTTCCGTAGGAGGCATCGGTGGCGCAGGGTGCTTCTCAAGGTTGAGTGCCTCTGCGACCAAAGCGCCAACTTTGTCTTCGTCGACTCCTTTGTTTGTGAGGTCGACATGCTTCTTCAATGCGTCAAATGCTCCCATGTTTATTCCTCCAATTGTGATGTGTCAGTGTTTCCGCCACGAGCACCGGGTCGGGCTGTACGAGGTGGGACATAGATACCCAGTGCTGTGATGCTTGGGACCATGTCTTCACGGTACATTCGTGTCTTGACCTTGCCACAGATGATTACCTGTGTGCGCTCAGCGTATGGTACCCATTCGTCACCGTTGTGGAACTCAAATGGGTGAGTGCTGTCGAAGGTTCGACCGGGGACCCAGACGGTCACCTCTGCAAGGTTGGACTCACGACCATAGGTCGATTGCAACTCAAGACTGGTGACGCTGATGCGGAAGTTCCTACCGGTATCATCGTACTGATTGTCAGTCGGCTCGACAGACATGCGGCTGATGTAGCCCTTTGTCAAAACGACTGGTGGGATGAAGTTGTTGTTGTAGGGGACCTTTCGTTCCTCGTACTCTTCCAACAGGTTAGCCAAGTTGACACATGAGCCATGTTCAGGATTCGTCCAGAACCGACCAGCGTCAGTGTACTGAGTAGGGATGCTTTCATCGGTGTTGTACTTAACCGTCTTGGCGAAGCCACGGTTGGTGTAAAGAATGTCCGAGTCAGCATTAGAAGACGGGACGACTTCAACTCTGCACAATTGTCCGAGTTCGTAAGTATGTGTCATGTCATCGCCGTTCAGAGCAATTCGCCACATCTTAGGCTCATTGATGAAGGACTCTTGGGTGTTGCCAAGGAAGTACATGTAGCGTACTTTGCTTTCACTCGCCATCGGTTTCCCGTAGGACTGTGACTCTTTGTTGGTGTTGAGCATGGTAATCGCTGTACCGTCCACAAGGAAGGCGTACCATGGTAGTTCACCATCGACACGGTCCTTGGTAGGCTTGCCGTTGATGTTCCACACACCGTCATTGGCGGCAACGATACCAATAGTACCGTTGTCAATCGCTTTGTTTCTGTCTTGTCGGAAGGCGAGAATTGCCGCTTCACGCTGGTTCTGTCGTTGGTCACGAATCGCTTCATTTAGACCGCAGATGTGACCGAGGAACACTGTCGTTTCTCGACCACCGCCGCCGCTTGCTCCGAGGTTCCGTGTTTCAATGACGAACATCTCTGCCCATTCGTTGAGCAAGTATTCATCTTCGGTGGCCATGTCGACCACACCGAACTCATCTTTCAACCAAGCCGCAAATGCGGCTTTAGCCTCGTCTTCTGTCTTTCCTGTTCTTACCGCATAAGCGGCAATCTTTTCCATCATTTCACTGTTCATGTTTTTTCACCTGTGTTGTTTTTGTTTTTGCATCGGGTGCATCTTTGCCGATTGAGTAGCCATATATAACATCTTTCTTTTCGACAATGATTCTCACTTATGCAACCTCCTATTCTGTTGGAGAGTGGCGACGAAGTATTCAAAGAAGGCCATATCGTCATCCGGCCATTGTGTTGCCATCATCATGAAATCCCCGTAGGTCTTCATGAAAGCAAACCAATCATCCCCTTCTTCGATGAGGCCCTTAGCCTTGTACCGAAGGGTCTTCAACAAATAGAATCGGCTGTCGCCTTTCTCTAACTGTTGATTGAGGAATGCGTTAAGCGTAGTAAAGTCACCTGCCGCTAAGTGGAGAGCGGCTCTTGACATGTCTTGACCAGAGGACCGGACTCTTTTCTCCAGTGCCTCCGGTGTCTTTGATAATGATTGTAGCGTATCAACCGTCTGCCTCAGACTGCCTTCGCAGAGGGGAGCAAGGTTGCGGTAGTACTGCTTCCATTCTTCGGGAAGTCCTTCGGCCTCGTGGATTTTGAGGCAGGCTTTCTCTATCTCGTTAGGACCGTGCGACTTGAATTCGTATGTTGTACACCTGTCCTTGATTGCTTTGTGGAAAGCAGAGATGTCGTTCCCTGCAAGAATCCAAATGATAGTGTCGTGACTGTCTTCCATGATTTGACGCAGTGCTTTCTGTGCGTCCTTGGTCAATGAGTCAGCCTCGTCTAAAAAGATGACACGCTTTGCTACCATCAGACCCTTGAGCCTTGAGATGTGCTTGAGGTGGTCACGGACATACCCAATTCCACGGTCATCGCTGGCATTGGTGGTGATGAAGTTCTCTTGACCGAACCACTCACCAAGCCAATCCCGTGCCAGAGCACGGGCCGCTGTGGTTTTGCCGACACCGGGGCCTCCGATGAACAGGAGGCAGGGTGGTGCCGTTTCTAACGACCAGTGTTGTGCTTGTTGCTTGAACACCTTACAACCTACCAAGTCTGCCACAGTCCGAGGACGGTACTTCTCTCTCCACGCAGTCATTTCTTAGACCCCCAGAAATCAAAGAGCATCCCTACCGGGGCTCCTCTAATCTTGGCAACTTCGTTCTGGAGTTCTTCCACTGCACCGACAAGTCGTTCGGCTCTTTCAATTCGCACCATCAGTTCGTCGAGGTACGCTTCCATGCTCTCAATCTTTTTCTCTAAGTCTTCAATCTCACTCATTCTTATTCACTCCTTTACAATCTGGCCAATCAACACAAAATGGGTATTTTCCCAACATGTTAAGCAACCTTAATCTCTCACACTCTTCACATTTCACTCGCTTCATTCAGGCACGCCCCTTGTAAAGACAGTTAGCCATTTCACATCTTTTGAAACCATGCCAAACCATGATAGGAGTTCGGAGGTTCGTACAGCCTTGAACAAGACACTGTTTGAGTTCAAGGGGTAATCTGTCATAACGGTCTTGAACATCTTTAGTTGTCATTCTTCTTCACCTTCCTTTTGTGCTTCATAACCGTGCTTCATTACCCATGTACACACCAGTCGTAGCATTGCTTCCGTGGCATCGCTTCGTTGTAGCGTCGTGCCATTTGTGGTATAGATTGCTTCTTCCACCGCCACCTTTCCACCAAGAAGGTCCATCTTTTTAGGGTCGTCCCATTCTAAACGCTTTTTATCAACAAGACGAAGGGTACGGCAGTTCACATCTTTACGACCATCCCATTCACTGTACCCGTTCACATATTCCCAACGAGTATCGGGTTTCGTTTCAAAGATGAAAGTAATACCAAGGCCATCTGTATCGGGGGTATGAACAGTAATTCTTCGTAGCCATATTGTAGCCTTATTAGCCCACTTCCGTGCCGACCACGATGTTTTTCCATTCTTTTCCCAATTGTGAAGTATGACCTCGTAGCCATCTGTGTTCGGGTGATTCATGTTGATGTGTTTCAAAGCATGAGCAATCGCTTTGTCATCGCTCTTCAACACGGGTCTTCTTATCAACTTCATTCTTCTTCACCAATCCTACAATTCAATTGGTTTCTCAATAGGATGAGTTCCTCTTTAGTCATCTCATCCAACATATTCATCAATTGCCACTTCTCAATTTTCTTCATTCTTCTTCACCTCGTGGTTCTGTCCCCATCGGTTCACTCAATGTCACTCGTGAAGGGAACTTGAACACAGGTACGGTCGACTCGATGGTCTGATACACATGGTACCCTGTGCTTGTTTTCTTC